CTATCAAATATGATATCTACTTTTGTTACAATATCATTTAGAGACGTGTATTTTAAGTAAGCAGCAATTGTATATGCTAAGTCTTTGTCCTCTTGTTTGTCTTTATTCATATAGATATACATAAGTGGTGTCTTAATATTTTCAGTTTTACGTAAAACTTCATTTAGACGTGGAATGCCTTGCATACCAGCGACACCAGCACCAGAAGAGTGCTTTGTATTGAGAGTGTTATGAACTAGAATATTATCATCTACTAAGAAACTTTCATTTCCTGGAACTGTAAAATCATATACATATTCTTTAGGATCAGCTAAGTAATTCAATTCAACAATTTCATCCCAGATTACGTCGGAATCTACTGCCTCTTTCATTAATTTTAAATTATATTCAACTGTCATTTCTTCGTAATCATCTAATTCAATATCTTCAAATTGTTCTTCAAATAATTCAATATACTTTGAAATAGTATTTCTTCCAATACTTTCTAATTTTGCCCATCTTCCATAGTTTCTTGATTGCCCTGGCATTTTTAATATCTTGCCTGTTTCAGCAACAATCTCTCCTACACATGGGACTTTATCAACTTGTTCTAATTCAGAATGTTTATCTTCTCTATTATTATAATCTACAATTTTCATTAGTTGTTCTAATTTATGATCTAAGTTTAATCCAATCTTATCAAGGAATCTTTCAGCATATTTTCTTTGAATGGATAAACAATAAAATGTTCCATCTTTTTCAGTATAAAAGGAAGCATAAATTCCAAAATATCCAAGTAATCTATTAATGTCTCTAATTAATTTAGAACTTACTGATCCTACTCTTATTAATTGTCTTGATGCTTCAACATTACCATCTCCGTCAAAATAACCACTAATTAAACCAGAGATAAAATCTTTATTTGTATGATAAATTTCAGAACCAATTATTTTATCAAATGAACCAGTATCAAAGTGTTTTATTAAAAATTCTTTCAAGTCTTTAGAATATATATTATTATCTTTTGCTAAACCATATTCTCCTTGATAATTTCTTGTTGAAAATTCATAGCCCATTTCTTTACAGAATGCTCTACATTTTACTTCAACAACTGGATGAATCTTACATATTCTAATTATATTTCCATTTAAGGATCCATCTGCTAAATATATACCACAGATCCAACCAAATTCTTTATCTAATGTAAAGATTGTATCATTCATTTTTAGCGAATTTATTACATTGGGCACTTGAGGAATGAATTTAGCTACTGGAATACGATGTCCTAATTTTAAGTCGCTACCTAAGATTGGTTCGATTCCATTTACTGTTTTCTTCAAGAATGAATGTGATAATGTTGCTGTTGTTCTTTTACCTGTTTTTGTTACTACTTCAACAAGACCACCATTAGCGGGTAATCTTGAAATTTGACTTATACGTTTCCATGAAGTTTTACCATTATTAGCAACACTTATGATTTTATAATCATCTTCTTTTGGTAAGTTAACTAATATACTATTTTTTTTAAATTCAATTGCTTGATTGCTATATTTATTAAGCAATTTATCACAAAATTCTCCAATGCTTCCAGTAAACATACCAGAACCACTTATAATTATTTTGGTTTTGTATGGACAGCACATCTGAGTGGTCTGTTCGCCTATACTCTGGCTTCCTACACAACCGACCATCTCTCCAGCCTCTACAAGTGCTTTATTGAATGACATGATAATTTCTTTAACAATTATATTGAACTTTGTTTTATCTAATTTATATTCATATATACATCTCTTAGGAGCTAAATATTCATATAATCCATATCTAAATAATGACTTGTGTAATTTTTCCATATTTACTTTTAATGATCTATCATCATTTCTTTCATTATCAGTCATACACATTAATTTAGTATTATTCTGATTTAAGATATATTCAATTGATTCCATAATGTATATTGGGTCTAAGTCATTTTGCTTAGATTCAATTCCATATACAGCATTATCAATAATTCTCTTAAAACTTACTGGCATAAAATATGAATCCTCTAATGTTCTGTAATCAATTGTTGAACGACGATAAGTATTTCTTAAATTATTTCTAAAATTTACCAACTCTTCATAAAATGTTTCATTTAAATCATCAACATTTACTTTATTTAATTTATATTTCTTTACCAATTCTTCAACCTCTTTTGGCTCAAAATAATATTTTTCTTTCAGTTTTTCATTATTCATTCTTATCGTATGCATGGGAGTTAATTTTTGTTTAACTTGATCTAAATGTGAATCTCCGTAAATATATTGGATAATCACATTGTTTCCATTACGAATAGTCCCATCGTAATGAACCGCAACGTCTTCCATACATTTTATCAGACGACGATTGATGTAACCGGAATCTGCTGTATCAACAACATGTAATCCATTTGCTAAGCCAAAGTTTAATGTGCTTGGAACTGTTAAATCATATAATTTACTATATTGAGGATGATCTTTAGATACAATCTTATTTATTTTAATAATCTTATCAAGAACAACATCATTATGTTCTTCAAAATTACAATGTTGTTCAGATGGATTCATTTTGTTTAATTTAATTTGTTTATCATTATCGATTAACTCAATCTGTTCTCTGAACTGGGATGCCCATTGTGCGCGAATAGAAATCATATGAATATCAGCCATATTTTCAGTTCCAATATTATTTTCTTTCATACGTGTTATAGTATTTTTTCCAAATATACCTAATCTTGACAAACAAATATTAATATCATTAACTAATTGACTTGATGATAATCCAATTTGAATACTATTATCTGTAATAGTTCCATCTCCTGAAAAAATTCCATTTAATAATCCTTTAATAAATTCTAGATTACCATTCAAACATTGTTCGTGTATAAATTTATTTCTTGCTCCATGGCCAACTAATTTTGTAAATATCTTACCAAGTAATACAGAGAATCCACGAATCCATGTTGAGTTACCACCAATATTATTTACCTTACAATCAATCGTATTTTTTATATTATAATTATTAAACCATGATTGAACAAATTTAATAATATCGTCATTACAGTTTGTAATTTGAACATATCCACTTGGAATATCAGAATTGCCTTCAGCAATATATAAGCCTAAGAATAGTCCATTTTCATAATTTAATTCAAATTTATCTAATATCTTTGATTCAACCTTTGGTGTGCCATAAGAATATATACATCCTTCTTCAACTTCAATCTTATTTCTCCAAAATGTTCTTAAAAATAATTGAACAATTGGATATGGTAAAGTAAATGTTGTTCCATTATTTTTGTTCCACCAACCAGGTGGTGCTCTATTCATTTTCTCAATTTCTTTTTCTAATAAAATCTTTGCCTTGTTATAATCACTTCCATATATATATTCATTCTTTGGTAGAAATTGAACCATATCTATAGAATTATTTATTACTGGAGGCTGGTTAAGTTTTGCTGTTACTGGAACACAATCACCTATTACTACTTTGGTAGGTTCAATACGGTCAAACTTTTTATTAGTGTCATTCCATATTAATAATGAATGTGAATCAGATACGATTACTTTACGTCCTCCATGAGTTATGATTTCGTATAGATTCTCACTTGGATTATGTCTTGTAATTGCGGTTACTTTACCCCACGATACTTTACCATCTAAATCTGATGTAGGTATAAGAACATTATTTGTAAGCTCTAATAATTCTCTATCGTCATCTTTTTGAATCTTTAATTTATTTTTCTTTAAAATAGAATCAATCCATTCTCCAATAGATAATTGTTTAATTTGTCCATCTTCCATTATCATTAATTTTGTATCACCAGTTACCGATTTGATTGCTGTATCAATTAATCCTTCTCTTCCAGTCATGGCGTCCATGAAGAATTCTAAAGGAGTTAGACCTTCGTATAAAGAAGATTCCAAGTAGCCTCTTGCTTCTGGTCTGTCATCATTTTGGAAATAATGTGGAAATGTTCTATTATTTACCTTCTTCTTGATTCTAGCATAATTTAAAACAATTTGACCTCTTCCTGCTGACATACCGCAGATATTATCTGGCTTACCTTTTGCTCCAGAATCAACTAAAATCCTTAAGTTATTATTTGGTCCTAAGTCAGCCATTGCTATTTTAGTAATATCACCAGTTACACTTTGAAGCAAACTAGTCATATTCTTTTCTAAAGTGTCCATATCAATTAAATCAGGATTATTCTCAATCTCAGTTAACATATTTTCAACTTCGATTTTTTTAGCTTTTAGCGCATTCTTACATTTTAATAATGCTTCTTTACTAATAATTACATCCTTTAATCCAACAGTTGATCCACGAGATAGTAAGTATTGAATAATAATTCTTTGTAAATTATCTATGAAATCCGTAGCAGCATCATTTCCAAATTGATCTAGAATTGTTGGTAATATTATACCATTTACTATTTTACCAGTTAAAGTGCCTTTTAATAATTTACCATTGATAATCTCTAATTTCTTTTCTCCTTTCTCATCAGTTTGAACAATGTTTAATTTCTTAGGCAATAAAGCACTAAATATATCATAAGTTTTTGACATTCCATTCTTCTTATCCAGCACTATCTCCATATTTCTGATTTTAGTTACTATATCTGCCGCATGATGAGAATCAATATCAGCATTTTCTCTTGTTAATAAATATGATCCTAATGGCGCATCTTGTTTTGTAGTAATTTTTGTATTAGAAATTGCTGGTGAAATAATTTGATTTCTAACATTTGCGATCATTTCTAACTCAATAGATGCTTGGATAGATTGAGGAACAAAAATATTCATTTCATCTCCATCATAATCTGCGTTATAAGGTGTTGTTACTGATACATTCATACCAAATGTTGTTAGTTCTGGATCTCTTAATATGATACATTTATGACCCATCATTGATAACTTGTGAAGTGATGGCTGACGATTGTAGAGAACATAATCTCCATCTACTAAGTGTCTTTCGACAATGTCGCCATAATGTAATTTAATATTCTTTTTACGATATCTTAAATCTATAGGGCGTTTATTGTTTCCACGAGGAAATACATAATTTGCTCCTGGATATTTATCTCTTCCATTTCTAACCAATACAGATAATCTACTTATATTTTGTGGAGTAATAACTTCTGGAAATGTTAATGTCATTGCTAATTTTAATGGAACTCCTAATTCATCTGTTCCAATATCTGGATTTGATGTAATAACTGTTCTGCCACTAAAATTGGTTCTCTTACCTAACAAATTGCCACGAACACGACCTTGTTTTCCTTTAAGTCTTTCTGATACTGACTTATATAATCTTCCACCAGTCTTTTGTTCTGACTTTTGTAAGCTACTATTTTCATTATCAAAATATGTTGCGACGTGATATTGTAATGCTTTGTGATATACATCATTATATTTGAATTCTTCATTTAACATAGCACTTTTCTCTTTATTAGTTCTTAATATAACATTTCTCTTAATAATATCTGCTAGTTTATCTGTCATAGAATCTTCATGTGTCTTTGAAGCTATAGCATCTCTCCTGATAGAAGGTCTGATAGCAACTGGTGGAATTGGAAATACCGTAATAATTAAGTTTTCTGGTCTATTTATCTTTGGATCAAATCCCATTATACGACAATCAATATCACTTACATTTTTTAATATATTATAACAATCTTCTGCTGATAATACTTCTTGAATCTTTTGCTTACCAGTATTACTTATAACTGTGCCTTCTTCTCCTTCATCTACTTTAGTTTCAGCAATCATTCCTAAACCTGATTCATCTATTCTAATACTTGGGATTGGAGCACCACATGAATAATCTGGATTTTGACAATATGTAATACTTGATGTTAGTCTTTTAATTTCATCAAAACGAGCTTTACCAATTCTATTCTTTAAAATATCATTCATATCTTTTTCAGTCTTGTAAATTAATAATTTTGAACATCTAATACAAATACATCCTAATATGTTTTTGGCAGCTTCCATAAATCCATAATGAAAACAAGGTTCTGCTAAATCTGTATGACCAAAATGGCCTGGACAATCAGCACTATTTAATCCACATGTAGCACAATTTATTTGATAATCTGTTGTTCCTAAACGTGAATCAATTAATCCTCCTCTTTTTGGTTCATGACTATCATAAGTTTCTGGGATATTTATACCATATGGATCTTTATTTGTTACACTATATCTTTTAACTTCATCATTTCCAAATACACAAAATTGGATATTATGAATATTAACAATATCTTCAGTATTATATTCCATTTTATATTCTATAAATATATTTTTTTATATATAGAATTTCTATTTATCAATTTTTATTCACTTTTATATAAAATTAACACAATTATTAATTTTATATTTTTTAATGATTTTTATAACATTTTTACGCATCTTCTAATAATAAATATTGTGGCATACTATATAAATTATATATATTCTTTCCAATATCTATTTCTATAGTTTGATTATTTTCGATATTCTTTTCAATATCACTTTTATAATGAAAATATATTATATCATATAGTTTAGTTTTTGTATCATATTGTCTTACTACTTGTCTTATATTATTTACAGTATTATTTATTTTTAAATTACATTTCATAAATATTGTTAATTTATCAGCTTCTTTATTATATCTTGTATATTCAAATACATCTTTTATTGTTCCATTAATAATACTCTTTCGAATCATATTTTTATCACGATATTTAACACTGTAATAATTAATATAATTATATTTTGTATTATAATTAAATATACTACTAATTATATATTCTAAGGTATTATTTAGATAATAATTTAAAATATAATAATAGTAATTATAACCTAATTTATTATTATCTATTGTTATTATTTCTAATTCTGTAAATAAATAAGTACTAAATATTTTATTTATTGAATAATAATATCTTGAAAGTGTTTCAATAAGTTTTATAAACATAATATAAAGAATTATTATATATTTATATTATGAGTAAGCCAACATTTAAGGATTTATATACTAGTGATTCAGAAGAAGAATTTATAGAAGTATCACGAGGCAAAGGTTCTATAAAAAAAAATGATATTGAATCTGAGTCTAAATTAGAAAAAACTGATACAGAAGAAAAATCAGAATGTTATGTTTTAAATAAATTAGAACTTGATAAACTTGGATATTATAAAAAATTTAATAGTGAATGGAATTTATGGTATCATCATGAATTAAATAACTGGAGAGTTGATGGATATCGTAAAATTTTTCATGTAAAAAACATAAAAGAGTTTTGGGATCTCCATAATAATATTGATTGTTTGGGAGGAATTACAAATCAACATTTCTTTTTAATGAGAGATAATATCCTACCTATTTGGGAAGATTCCGCAAATAGAAATGGTGGATCATGGTCAATTAAATTAAATGATATTTCAAATGTATTTAATATATGGTTAAAATTATCTATATTAATGATGGGTGAAAATATTGTTAAAGATGAAAGACATCGAGTAAGTAAATTAGTTGTTGGATTATCATTAAATTTACGAAATCAGAATACATGTATTATAAAAATTTGGAATCGTGACGCAACACATAATTCTATTAAACTATTACATGATGATATAACCAAAGAATTTGGATATAATATTATCTATAAGAAAAACATTGTTGAGTATTAATCGAATATAGATTATTAATAAATTTATTTTATTTATTAATAATAACAATAATGAGTAAATGTCGGGATCTATCTTTTTTAAATAAAGTATTATATAGTTCTCTTAATAAAAACCTACAAGAACAAATATTTGATTCCTGTTTTCCAGGAATCAAAACTTGGCTATTAAGTTACTTAACAGATGATAGTCATAATAAATTATTTCAGATAGCAAAAAATAAGAAAACACCTGCGCAAAATCCGTATATAATTTTTTTTATTGATGACATAATAAAAACATATACAAGATATTATAATACTTATTATATTAGAAATGATCTCTTTAAACCTACAAATACTCACATATCTAATTTTAATGAAAGGATTAGACATATAGATAAAAAATGGGATTCTCAAGAAGAAGATTTAGATACACCAATTATTAATACTAATATATATGATAGATTAAAATTAAAAATAAAAGAATTATTAGATATAACAAATAGTGGAATAATAAATCATGAGAATAAATTAAAAATTATCGTTAAAAAAATATACATAAATGGTATTTTTAATACTATTAATAATTTAGATAAATATAAAATAGGTTCTATAGTTGTAAAAGCTAACTTTTTAGAAAAAATATATGATGATTATATACTCAAATATATATTTTCAGACAGTTCAGTATCTGATAGAAATCAAAGGATTATAGATTCTGAACAATTAGAACATAAATATTCAGCTCCTCCTGGAAAATTTTCAGGAGCCGAAAAAAATATTATAGCTATAAATACTCATAACCAATCTGCCTTAATAAAATATAAATGTAAAAAAAGTACATCAGGCACTGTATGTTATAAGCCAGATACATGGATCAATTTAGAATATTTAGATATAAAAAATTGATTATTTATTTATATATTCATATGGTATTTATATAAGATATATATAAATATATAAAATGAGTAGCATAACCGTAATTTCAACTAAGGTATTTAATAAACTTAAATTTCATGATTTTATTAAAATACAAGGTGTTGGTATAAAAACAGCAACTTTTTTAAATTTTCTAAAGAAAAAAGATATATTTAATATTAAGCAATTGAAAACAATTATTCAATTACATAATAAAGAAACTAATAATAAAATTAGATATAATTTTATTACTAAAGATTTAATATTAACAAAAGATGGATTTATTTATAAGTTATTTTAGAAACTATAAATTAATTTTCATCTTCTTCATCATCAACTTGAACATCGTTTTCAAGTTTAGTTACATCTTCTACTACTGGAGCTAAGATTAAATAT